CTTTCCAGATGCGCTCCCAGCCGATATGCGCATAGGTGATGTCGGCACCGCCCTTGCCGTCGTCCTCCAGGCCGATCTCGATGCCGCCAAAGCCCTCGATAAGCATATTTTCATAGACGGAGGAGCGGATCACCGAAAAGTCGTTGTCGTCTCCAATAAACCGCAGCGCCTGCGTCGCGGCGTCGGCGCGCTCCTCCTCGGTGGGGTCCCTTGGGAACGCCTTCGCGTCAGTTCTTGCTTTCCGTTCCATGCCGCAGAGCAGGGAAATTTTGCGGCGGCAGTAGTTGATCGTGATTTCCGGCTGGCCGCGCTTGCGCAGCGCCTCGCGTTCCGGCCCGGTCCACTGGTCGCCGTCCACGTAGGCCCGATCGCGCTCGGAAAGCTGCCGTTCGTCGTAACTGGCGGACTCGGCTTCTTCAAACCAACGCACCAGCTTGGTGTGCAGCGCGTCCTGGTCGCCGGCATAGTCCGCCTCCGGCGCCGACGCGGCGTCGGCCGCCTCCATCGGGAGCGCGCGGGTGGCGGTGTATGACAAACTGCGTCCTCCTGGCTAGGCTTCAGCCCGCTGCGGAGAGGGGCGGCGCATCGCGTCCTGCCGGTAAGTCTCAATGTGCGAGAGCGGCCGATGCCCTGGTTGGTGCCCGGGGAGCAGCGTCGGTGGTTGCGGGTTGGACTCCCGCCCGGCCCGCAGCCCTACAGGCCGCGGTCGTTCGGCTCCGCGTCGGTGATCGGCCCCATGGCATCCGCAGCCTTATCAGCCGCCGCCTCGAACGCCCCGGGGTCGCTATAGGCGGCAGGCGTGGCAACGGTGCCGCGCGCGATGGTGACGGCGGTTTCCACCAGGTGCAGGCGGCGGTCGAGCATGGCCAAACTTGCCACTGCCGCCGCGATCCGTTCGTCGCAGCGCGTCTCCAACTCGGTCATCCGGGTTTCGAGGCTGCGCAGCGCGCGGTCGCTGGTATCGCGCCACGCGTCGAGCGTGTTCTCGGCCGCGATCAGCCGGTGCTCGATCGCGTCGAGCCGGGCGGAGAGGCGCGTCACCTGTTCGGCCAGCGAATAGCGCAGCGCGTCCAGCCGGCGGTCGAAATCGTCGCTCAATGCAGGTACGGCCCCGCCCGGCCGAACAACTCCGACGCGATCCAAAAGGCGATGGCAGCCCAGCCGAGATGCGGGCGTGACACGGACGGCCAGTTCGCCGCCGCGCACACGGCACAGACGAAGGCGAACACCAGGAGCACGAGGCCGAGCATAGCTATCCTCCGCCGAGCCGACGCTTCAGAACGTAACGCTGGTATTGATAGTCGGCCGCGATCAACTCCCAGCCGTCCGCGCCGGCGGCGTTCAGCGTCGCAAGATTGTCGGCGACGATAGGCATCACGTCATACTCCCAGCCCTCGCGGACTATAGCAGGCGGCGGCTCGGGGCGGGACTGCGCCGCTTTCGCCATTCAGTTGCGCTCGCCGATGCGGAACGGGCGGCCCAGCAGCGGCGGGGGCGCCAGTTGCGGTGCGGCGCCATTGGTCGGCTTGGCGTCCGGCCGGTAGGCCGCCTCCAGCGCGTTCAGCGCCTCCAGCTTGGCCTCGATCGCCGCCAATTCGGCTTGCCGCGCCTGGATTGCGTGCCTCGTCCGGTCGCGCTTGCCGGCCAGCACATGGCGTTCGCGCTCGATCTGCGTCTGGAAACCGCGCGGACCTTGCGGTCCCGGCTTGACCCCGCCACGCTTTGCGGCCTCGCTGCCGATGTGCATGCCGCTGTGGCCCAGCGGGCGGCCGCAGTAGCACAGCGCGTTGGTCAGGATATGCGCCATCCGGCTGCCTCCTCATCTCCGCGCGCGAACGTCTCGGCCCAGGGGTCGCGCACTGTCGGCTTGGCCACGTCGCGTATCCAGACCCTTGCCGCGCAACTGTATCTACACTCGTCAGCCGCGTGGTCCTCGTTGTCGGTGTCAACGTCCTCGGGACGCGCCGCGTCATGCTGCAACGCTGGCAGCGTGCGGATCAGATCGCGGCACGTCGAGAACATCAGCATCATCGGCTTGCCGTCATGGTCACCGATCAACCGTTGCCGCACCAAGTCCCAGCCGCCGATCGCGCCGCGCCCTGACACTCGTTTGTTGTCAGCCGGTCGCCAATGAACGCCAGCGCCGCTCATCCGCATGGCGATGGACGGGCCGCCGTCCTCCGCGAAGATCGCCGGGTCGGCAACGCCCAACATCCCAGCCGGATCGTCCGCCTCCCGTGCCTTGATTCCGGCGGCGATGGCCTCCGCGGTCATCCGCAGGCCGACGTTCGGCTGCCCGGGCTGCATCCCATACCATTCTCGATAACGCACGATGCAGCCGCGGGCGATGTCCGGCAGCGATCCGTCCGATACCGCCCACCAGCCGACGCTGAACGGGCGGGCGCTGCCCCAGTCGAAGCTGCGGAACCGCGGCCAATGCCGCGGCAGCTCGCGCGGCGCGATGACGTGGCGAGGCATACTGAACTCGGGGAAGAACGCGCCGGAGACGACCGACCAGTCACCCTCCAGCCAGGCGCGGACCAACTCGGGCGAACCGGACGCCTTCAGCCGCTGCACATAGTCGGCGCCGAGATACACGTTATCGCCGACGCGGGACGGAATGTAGATGCGCTCCAGGCCAGTCTCATCGCGCAGCACCTGCCAGCCGAGTGGCGCGGGGTCGATGTAGCGGGCGCGCACCCATTGGTGCCCTGGACCGCCTGGATTGCCGGTCAGGCGCATTGCAACCGGAACGCCCGTGCCGGACCGTAGCGTAGCCATTAGCTTCATTATCGGACCAGGACTAGGGAAGTTGCCCACTTCTTCGACAAATATCCTGGAAAAACTTGCGCCCTGATATAGTTCCGCGTCCTTGTCCTGTTCCAAGTAAGCAAACGTCAGCCGCGCGAGACTCGGCAGCGTGATTCGCATCGGCTGGTAGGTGATGTGCGCGCCAAGCTTATTGAAGATGACCCGGGCGCGCTCGAATGTCTCCATCAGTTCCGTCCGCGACCGGCGCACCATTAGGCCGATGGCACCCGGACCATAAGTATCAGCGTGAATCGCCCAATCGCCTAATACCGCGTCTGTGTTATGTGTTGCGATCATCGTTCGGCCGACAAGATACAGGCCGTCCGGATGATCCACCCTTATGCAGCGCATCGGAACAGGCGCGATCTTTCGAACTGCTACGATATAGCGACGCGTCACAGTGTCCCGAAAGCCCTCCATCTTTTGCCGTGCCAGTTTCCTTGGCAGGCGAAAGGCCGCAAACGGCGCCATGAACTTGAGCACATAAGATGGCCGGCATACTTTGCCGCGCAGCCTTATCGGCTTCGTCCGCATCGTCGCCTTGATGCCCAGGGTTGAAATCAGATCATGAACGCCCTCAGCGAGTCGGCGATTGGATAGTCCGATCTCGATCTGCCCGCGGGCGTCGCAGTGCCCGTCGGTATCGAGCAGCCCTTGAAGGAGCGCGACACGTTGCGCAACGCTGCCTCTCAAATAGACCATGGGGATGTGCTTATCTTTCAGCACGCCAGTGGTTCGTAGATCGACCGTCAGCCCAGCGAACCGGATCACGACGAACGGCGACTTGTGTCTTGGGTTCGGTGTGGGATGCGCCGATCCGACCGGCAGGAACACAGCAATCTCTGCCATGTCGGCGGCGGCCATCCCAACGGTTCCGGTGTAACTGTTGCCGTCGCCCAGCCATACCCCGAGAAGATATGGCTCGATCGGAAGCGCCTGCTCGGGCAATTCAACCGGCGCAGTGACCGCTACCGAGTGATTTACCTCCCGGCCATCCTGAACCGTAAGGGTATCGCGAATTTGCTCCGTTGTTCTGATTCCGCCAGTCGGCGCCTCGATGGCCGCGCCACCTCGCTCACGATTGCGCTGTGACGGGTTGACCCAGGGCTTTACCGGGTTGGCGACCGCTCGCGACGGCCTGGATGCTCTGCGGCGCGCGCGCCATTCGGGATCTGACTTCGCGGCGGCGGTACGCTCTGCCTTGGTCATCGTGCGCCAGAGGTGATCGCCATCGGCCGGTATGATCTCGCCGGTGTCAAACTCGACTTCGTATGAGCGAGGCGCGTATTCGACCGGAGAAACCCACGTCACCCGCACAGGCTCACCGCGCGGCGAAAACACATAGTCGCCCGGCACCAACGTGCCCATCGTCTTGAAGCCGGACGGGTCAGTAGACAGTGGGACTGGTATAATCATTTCGATGATTATACGCTTTCCGCCTCCTCTAGCGCCACCAAAGAAACACTCAAACACTGGGCAATCGACGAACGCGGACTGAGGCCCGGGCTGCGGCTCCCATGCGGTCAGGACTTCTCGG